TGATTTAGAGACAAGTATAGGTGTAACGCATGTGTTTATGGATGATAAAGGACAGGTAATACGTACACCTTTAGGAGGATTCATAAACCATAGCGACAATCCTAACTGTGAAGTAAGACGTATGCATGGTACTTATGTTAATCATTTGTTTCCTTTACGTCCTATTAAAGCTAACGAAGAAATTACACTTAAATATACTATGTATAATATCAATGGATGATATAGCACAAATACGAGAAGAGGCTTTTAAAAGGGCTGGAAACGCGTGTGAGTGGGCAAATTGTGACAGTAATAAATGGTTAGAGTTAGCTCATATAAAAGATATAGGTATGGGTGGCAACAAAGCACGCAAATATAATGTAGATAATACAGCTGTACTATGTAAATGGCATCATGATATATATGATGGACGACAGTCTATGGGTACTAAAGTAGCTTATAGAGAGTTATTACAGGGTTATTTAAATAGATGGTCAGGTGTTACTTAGACTTAGAACGTCTACTATAACCTATACCTGATACACCAAATCTCATAGCATCTTTTTCAGAAAGACTAGCTTTAGTTAACATTGCTTCAGCGTATTTGTATTTACCTTCTTCGGTAGCTTGTTTAGCTTTTTTAAGATACATAACTCTTTTTTTGTTAAACATACTAGATAAAGCAAATGCTTGGTCCATACGTGACTCAGCTTCTTTTTTACCTGTGCCTTTATAATCTGGAACTGAATAAGGTAACTGCATTATGGATTTAATTTAGTACCTTGATTAGCACGGTTTCTATCTTCCCATGTTTTAAGGTCAGGTTTTTTATGTATAGGTTTTGTACGTTTTTGACGATTTGCAAATTTTTTACCATAGTCATAAGCACCTATTAAAGTTAATGCTTTTGCACCAACATAACCTTTAGTTGTTTTACGTGCATAATTTTCTGTTTGATTTAATGACATGCTATCACCACGGATTCCACCTAAACCTGCACCAACTATACGTTTAATATTACCAGCCATATTATTTACTCGCTGGTTTTGCTTTAGGACCGATTTGTTTTTTAGCAAACTCTTTTACAACTACTAACGCAGCAGCTCCACCAGATAAGGCGGCTAATTGTACAGCGTTAGCGTCAACACCTACTAAAGGTGCAACAGTTAATGCTGATATAAAAGCTTCTACAAATGTCCATACTGTTTTACTTAATACATCTTTGTATTCTTGGCTCATCTTATAACTCCATGCTTCTGACCAGGGTGTCCACCGAACATCTTTTTTAAATGTACCATCTTGGTTACGTCTTCTTTTATCTTTAATAAACACTAACTACTATAGTCCTGTTTACCAAAAAAATCTTTAAATATTTTATCTGCTGAACCTTTTGTCATAATAGGTATGTTTAATACATTTGTTTTACCACCTAAGTTCTTCATAGCTTTAGCTACTTTAGCAGCAGCTGCAGCTCTAGCAGCACTAGAAATTTCAAATGAACCAGATGACTTAGGTTTATCTTTTATTTTAGATTTAGGAGAAGTAACTTTAAATGGTGTTCCTAGCATTGTATTAGGTTTAACTGATTTTGTAAGATTAGTTAAAGCTTCTGCTTGATTAACTGTTTTAGAAGGGTCACCAGCAAAAGAATCAGTAAGTACATAACCTCTTTTAACAACAGATTCTAATTCTTTCATTTTAGAAGGGTTTTGTTTAGCCCATTCATTCCATAATTTTTGATATTCAGCTTTACTTTGTGCAATATCTCCTTCTCTTAAAATACTACCTACTCCTGGTCTTTGACCTTTACCAGATTTTTTAATATCTGATTGCCATACTTGCTCTATTGTTTTACCAGCATAAGGACCTGTTTTAAAAGTAGCATTTAATGCAGAAAATTGTTTACCTAAATCGCTTCCTTTACTAGAAACTTCAAAAGTTTTTAAACCAGTACCAGTTAATTGTTTATTGCCACGTTTACGAATCTCAGCATCTTGTAAGACTTGTCTTGCTTTACCTTTAGCTTGTATAGCTTTATCTCTTGCAATCTTAGCATCATACTTTGCACGGTCACCAATAGACATTCCAGCTCTAATATCAGCAGCTTTATTAGCTTCATTAGCAGGAACAATTACTCTATCTTTTGTACCAGAACTTCTAATAAACATCTCTCGACTAGAGACTTTTTCAAATTCATCTCCACTAACACTTCTAGTAACACCTTCATCAAAATCAAATTCTAATTTTTCCATTTTAATTTGTTCTTGAATTACTCTTTCTTGATAATCAGCACCTACTTTTTTATGTTCTATTGCAATATCTGCATCTGATTTAAGCATACGTTCTGATAAATATTCTCTAGCAGGTCCTGTACCCATAATAGGTTTACCTGTTGCAGTTGTACCAACTTTCATTTCAGGATAATTTAATTTACCAGTTTCTTTATTTGCTGTAATTTTACCTATAGGTGTAGGTTTAGGTTTTACAGGTTCACTTGGAGGAGCAGGTTCAAGACCCATTGTTACAGATTCCATAACATCAAACTTAACAGAGTACTTAGGTCCTTCAACTATTGGTGCTTGTTTTATTTGAGGAGGTCCTTGAATAGTTTTTTTAGCAATATTTTTTTCTTCTACTGCACTTGAATATGATTGAGGAAGACTTGATTCTTTTTCTTGTAATACTTTTGTAATAGCTTTTTTTTCACTTTCAAGAAACCTTTTAGTATCTATTACTTTACTTTCATAATTTGCAGATTTAGCAACGCTTTGTGCTGAACGTCCTTGTGCTGGAGCTACACGTCCTGCAAGTCGTGCTAACTCTTTATCTGCAGCAGCTATTTGTTTATTAATATCAGCAAGGTTAGCTCTATCAGATTCTGTAGCCATCTTTTGTATTTGGTCTACTTCATAAGCTGTATCAAAATTTTCAAACTTAGGTCCTTGTGAACCTGGAGGTGTACCTGGTATATATTCTTTTTTCTTTGGCATTAATCTATCTTTCTGCCATCAAGTTTAGCAGACATTACTTGAATCTCTCCACTTATCTCTGATAATTTATCCATAACTGTATTTGTAAGTATGACATCATCAGTTGCTTTATTAGATATTTCTTTAACATCTCCATCATAATCTATATAAGTTACTTCTACATCTAAACCAGAATCAATAGCAGATTGTACTCTAGGATAAACAAACTTATATGCATCACGACTAGCACCAATAAACCCATCTTTTTTCACAATGTTGTTTTCTTGTGAATTACCTAACAATAAACAACCAGCTGTGTTTTCATCTGTGTTACCTGAATGCCATAAAATCCACTCAAATCCTGGTACATCTTGTACCCATATCATGCCTTTATGAAAATCTGCACCATACCTAGATAAATAACGGTTATGAAATCCGCCTTCTTTACGTAGTTTAAGCTTGTATGTACCTGCAGGAATACGTGTTTCACCCCAGACTTTTACATCTCTTTGCTCATCTTCTAATGTGTAGCATAGAAATGTACGTTTGTTATGGTTAACCTCAAACAACAGTCCTGATGTAGAGTCTTTACCGCTACTAATCCTAAGAACTTCGTATTTCATTTCCTACTTTTTCCCATACTTTACACCAACCATAGGGTGCTACTTGTTCTTTGAATGTAATGCAATAGTTATTAGAATAATGTTTGCAATTACTACAATACTCACCAACTGTATTACTTCTGTTAACATATGCACCAGGTAACGGCATTATTTCTTTTTCTTTTTAACGATACGTTTAATTTTTCCATTTTTAGTTCTAGCAAAAATATGTGTTTTAGTTTCTCTAATGAAAGTACCACTATAAGTTTTACCTCCCCACTGCCATGTAACTTTTTTAGCCATTACCACTTAACCTTATCTGCCCAATAAGCTGCAGACATCTTACCTTTTTTAATATTAGAGGCATGCCTAGCTTTAAAAGATTTTTTTCTAGCTTTTTCTTTAGCTGATTTAGGGTTTTTACCTGCACCAGACACACCTTGTTGACCAAATCTAATTAGTTTAAGGGTATGTCCTTCTTGTGCTAATACTACATGTGATTTAGTAGGATGATTAGGTGTACGTTTAGGTTTATTAACACCACTTAATCTGTGTTTTTTAAGTAAATTTTTTTTTCTAGTTTCGTGTGCCATTGTATCTCCTAGTTTCTTTACGTACTAAGTATAGTGATATTATATAAATAATAAAATTACTTACTGTATATATTACTTTAACCATTTAATTTAAAAAGTAATTCAGTAAAGTTACTTTCTAACATATCTAGTTCACTATTTATTTCCATAACCATAGCATCACAAGCATTCTGATGTGATTTAATTTCTTCTATTGAGTTGAATACCCAACCAAATGCACTGATTAATATTGTAAAGATTACAGGTGCTATAGTCTTTGTGTCTATCTTTAATGTTGCCATTGTTCTCCTACATTATGGCAGCAACAACAACACCACCTACTGCTACCAGTAATCCTAATACTTTATAAAATTCTGCTTTGTCTAATTTCTGGTCTAACTTCTCTTCAATCTTTTCAAGTTTGTCTAATATCATTTGATTTAATTCTTTCTGTGTATATCCATTACTTGATTTTGAAGTAGACATTATGGAAGGTCATCTTCTGACATATAAATATCATCTTGCCAAGTGTATGCTTTATTAAAATAGTTACGATTTTCCCAATCATAATTATTTATTCTTTTAATAAAGTTAATAATTTCTTTTAAAAAAAATCCTAGTAAAAATCCTATTATGTAATCCATAACTACGATTGTAGCATAAGATTATTTAGTCGCTATGACCAACTTACATTATCTGAACCTGCAGTAATAGTTGTAACTTTATCTGTTCCATCAGTAGCAGTTGACCCTGTCAAACCTGCTCCAAGTGTAATTGTATAAATATCAGGATATCTTAAAATAACTATACCTGATCCACCATTACCACCTGCTGATAAAGTATTTCCAACACCACCACAACCTGAATTAGCTCCTCTTATACCTGATCCATTTGAGCCATTTGTAGTATAACCTGATCCTCTACCACCACCAGCTCTTGTTACAGCAGATCCTGTAATTGATGAACTTAAACCATTACCACCATTTCCTCCTGTATCAGTTGAAGCATTTGCACCAGATTGTGAAGCACCACCACCACCACCACCTCCTGAACAAGCATTATTTCCACCATTTTTTCCTTGATCAGTTGTTGCTGTTCCACCACTTCTTGAACTACCACCTGCACCTGCACCACCTCCTGAGCCTCCTGAGCCTCCTGTTGCATTATATCCACCACCATAACCTCCTCCTGTTGAAGTTATTGTGCTAAATATTGAATTACTACCCTGAGTTCCACTTGCTCCTGTTGGATTAGCTGCTCCTCCTGTTCCTGCTCCTCCAACTGTAACTGTATAAGATGAGCCAATATCAAGTGTTAATGGAGTTTCTGTTGATGAGTTACCTCCAGAAGTTTCACTAGCATAAGAATTTCTATATCCTCCTGCACCTGCACCACCTCCACCTTCTCCACAAAAAGCTGTAGTATTAGAGCCACCACCTCCACCACCTGCTATAACTAAATATGATACATCAATCTGTCTTAATCCTCCAGATAATCCAAATCTTGTTGCACCTAATGGCATATGGACCTCCTAGCTAAAATCTAATAGTGAATTAATTAATGGTGTACCAGCATCAAAGAACAAAAAAGAAACTAAGTCTATGTCTGCTGCACCTGTACTAAGTGTTAAACCAGCAGCACCTGGAGTTAGTCCTGTAACATTACCCCCACCATTAACTGTTATTGCGTTAATAGCCATAGTCCTGCTACCTGTTCCATCCTGTGTTACCTTCATTGTGAAAGAAGAAGTACCATCTGTTGGTACATTTGTAAAATCTATGTCTGTAATATTTTCTGATAATGTAATAGCACCAGTATTACCACCTGTCATATCAACAGCGATAACACCAGAACTAGATGTAACTGCTACATCTGTTTCTTTGTAACCTTTTAACTCAACACCATTGTTAGATGTCTTTTCAGATATTGTATCTACTTTTAGTTCGCTACTCATTTACGAGTTCCCAACCTTGGGTGTTATCTCCTTGGTATGCGTTCTCGTTCCAAATGTAAGCATTACCATCATCAGGGTAAGCAATAGGTGCTTCCCATACCCAGTTAGATGTAAGTGTCCAGCTACCATAAGGTTGTGGTCCATAAAATACATCTTGATCTGGATCATAAGTAAACCCAATACCTGCATAGTTACCTCTAAAAGGTGTACCACTATCAGTATGTGTGTTAGCTATTGTATTGTAAGAAGTTCTTTTACAAGTCTGACCTCTAAAGTCTGCATACCAGGCTTCCCAGTCTGCAAAACCTTCTGGCAAATCTGTAGTATCATCTTCATCTTTACCTACAATAACTTCTGTTACTATATTATTTTCGTTTATAAATGCGTAATGTGCCATATCTATCTCCTATTATATCAGCTAAAACTGATTGTACCTGTTCCTGCTGTAAATACCTTTAATGTAAAACCACTTGGTGGACTAGAAGGTGTATGTATTGTTAAACCTGTGCCACCACCCATTGTGTATGTGTCTGGAAATTTTATTATAACTATACCAGAACCACCTGTACCACCACCACCACCTGTGTTTGCTGTTCCTGCATTTCCTGTACCAGAATTATTACCATCTCCACCACCACCAAGTCCACCAGCTCCTGGACTTCCAGTAGAGTTAGAACCTATACTTCCACCACCACCACCTCCAAAATATACATTAGAACCAGATACTTCTCCTACTGAAGCAGCAGTAGCTTGTGTAGTAGTTAAAATATTTGCATATACACCAACACCACCAGCTCCACCATTATCTTTATTTGGAGCAGCAGCACCAACACCACCAGCTCCACCACCTCCACCTGCACCTACTCTGCTAGAAGAAAAATCTGTTTGACCTAGTCCTCCATCATTTCCTTGATTAACCTGCCCACTACCAGCAGCACCACTATTTCCATAAGAACCACCAGCACCAGAAGCTCCATCAAAACCTCTGCTACCATTTCCACCTTGTGAAAATCCTCCACCAGAAGTAGTAATAGCTCCAAAATGTGAACCATTACCCAATGAAAGACCTGAACCTCCTGCACCAATAGTAATTGCATAATTAGTAGATGTTTGTAAATATAAACTATCCTCTGCTGTATTGTCAGTTCCACCACTTTGGTCCACAGAACTTATAACACCACCTGCACCACCACCACCACGAAATGTTGTTATTCCACCACCACCACCTGCAACAACTACATAATCTACTTCAAATACATTTGGTCCACCTAAATCAGACCAAGCTGAACCATCATAAACCTGGACCTTGCTATCAGTAGTATTGTATATCATATCACCAGCAGCAGAAGTTAAAGCATCTCTTTGAGCAGTTGTATATGACTTTAATCCAAGTGCATTATCTATAGCTACATTGTTCTGGTCATTTGTTGAAATCTTATTTGTTTTTAATTCACTCATATTAACTCCAGCTTACTGTATCTGTTCCAGCTGTAAATGTAGTAATAGTATAATCCCCACTTGTTGTGCTAGAACTTGTAAGTCCTGCACCTACTGTAATAGTACCATCAGATGTTAGCCATTTTAAAACTACAATTCCAGAACCACCTGCTTTACCATCTCCAGCAGAAGAAAAAGAAGGAGCACCATTAGAACTAGAACTACCACCACCATTACCAGTATTTGCAGCAGCAGTAGCATTAGTACTTGCATCTGCACCTGCTGAATATGTAACACTAGCACCTGTTATTGATGATGATTTACCAGCTCCACCTGAAGTACTAGAACCATCAGCTCCAGCTCCACCACCACCACCAGTATTACTACCAGAACCACCTTGACCATAAGAAGCAGTGCCACCTATTTGTTTAGCTGATGCTTGATAAGAACCTACCTGTCCTCCACCTCCACAACCAACTTGTTTTTTATCTCCATTTCCAACACCACCTGCATTTCCACTATGATGTGAACCACCTCTACCACCACCTGCTCCAACTCTATAATCAAACTGACTATCATTTCCAGAAGAAGCTGATTGAGTACCTGCAGAACCACCAGCACCAACAGTAACTGTGTAGTTAGTAGATAAAGCACCTATATATTTTTGTTCTGAAACTGTTAGTGGATAACCTGTTTCTTCTCCAGTAGTAGAATTTCTAAAACCACCACCACCACCTGCTCCAGCTTCTGCTGCATCATCAAATCTATAAGCACCACCACCTCCTCCACCAACAACCAAATATTGTATTTCAAATCCTTCTATTCCTGCTTTTAAATCATTCCAAGTAGAACCTGTATATACTTGTGGATTACCAAGTGTTGTATTGTAAATCATATCTCCAGCAACTGATGTAAGTGCATCTCTTTGTGTTGTGGTGTATGACTTTAAATTTAAAGCATCATCAACTGATACATTGTTACCAGAGTATTTACCTATAGCGTTAGTTTCGAGAGTTGACATTATAAATCATTCCAAGCAGAGCCATTGTAAAACTGTACTTTGCTATCTG